TCTTTTGATTACGGCATGGAGGGGTCTTATTATACAAAGCAGCTTGCGAGGGCGCGTCAGGAAGGCAGAATTACACGACTGCCCATCCAGGATGTCAGCGTACACACTGCCTGGGACATTGGGTACAGAGATGCTACAGCCATCTGGTTTTTTCAGTTCGTTGGCAAAGAAATATGGGTGATTGACTACTATGAAAACAGCGGGGAAGAGCTTTCTCATTACGCCAAAGTGTTGCAGGAAAAAGGCTATATTTATGGAGAGCATTGGGCGCCGCATGACATAGAGAAGCATGAGCTTGGAACCGGGGTCTCTTTGAGAGAAAGGGCCAAGGACCTGGGTCTCGAGTTCAATGTCATTGAAAACTGGTCTAGAACAGGGATAGGCCTTGCTGAAGGAATAGAGGTGGTTCGTTCTCTTTTCCCCAGATTCTGGTTTCATGAGGAGAACACGAAAAGGGGCCTGGACGCCCTTAGCGAATACAAAAAGAAGTGGGACCCACTATGGGCTACCTTTTCTGATCAGCCGGCAAAAAACTGGGCAAGAGACGGGGCAGATGCTTTCAGGATTCTTTCTCTTGCCGTATTGAAGGAAACCAGAAGAGGACGTATGACAGAGACGGAAGCCCAAAATCTTTATGAGGCCTACGCGCCTCCGGCAATTTAGGGAGCCTTTATGCCTACTGAAAGAGATATAGTGCAGGATTTTCATACCAGATACCACGAGGCTCACCGGGAGTGGGACACTTATTGGCGGCAAGCCAGGAAAGACCTGCAGTTTTGTGTGGGGGATCAGTGGTCCTCGCAGGAAAGGGCGTATCTAAAAGCCAACCGCAGGGAAGTTCTTACTTTCAACAAGGTTCGCAGGCTGGTACAAGTAATTACTGGATACCAGAGGCAGAACAGGCTGGGGTATAAGCTTGAGCCCCTAGAGCTGGCCTCGGAAAAGACCGCTGCACAGTACAGCCGCCTGCTTATGCAGATCATGCATAACTCTAGCGGATACCATGTAATGAGCGATGCCTTTGAAAACGGGGCACTCAAGACCGGGATGCAGCTTGTGGAAGTAATGGTTGATTACTCTGATGACCCGGTCAATGGAGATGTGAAGCTAAGAAACGTACCCTTCAGCCGCTTTTTGCTTGATCCCAACTTTTCCAGGCGGGACCTGTCTGATTGCCATTATATGATACGCCGGGAATGGGTGACCAGGGATGAGGCCAAGTCTCTTTTGCCCAAGAAGGCAAACGAGATATCCAAGCTTTCTGCACACCAGCATGATGACAAGTTTGTTATGGCCCGCAAGACAAGGGATGCTGTTGAGAGGCTCAGATGGGACGAATATTGGAGGATGGAGCCTGTAAAAAGAACTGTGCTGGTAGATACACAAACCGGGGCATGGAGATGGTGGCCCTTGAATGGTGACAAAGACCGCATGAATATTTTCCTGTCTCAGTTCCCTCATATAGTTAGCAGGGATGTTCACAGGCCCACGGTGAAGATGAGCATTATAATTGAGGACAAGCTCTTCTATGACGGGGAAGATCCCCTGGAAATAGGGGAGTATCCTTTTGTCCCTGTATTCGGTTTTTTCAATCCTGAGCATGACGACTTTTCAGAAAAGATCATGGGCATCATCCGGGACATCAGGGACCCGCAGAAGGAATATAACAAGCGCAGGTCAAAGATCCTGGACATGCTGGACTCACAGCTTAGCAGCGGGTGGATGGCTGAAGAAGATTCAGTCATTAACAAAAAAGACCTCTATCAGGCCGGGCAGGGCAAGGTAATATGGGCTCAATCCGGAGCCCTGCAACAGGGTAAGCTACAGCCTATCCCCAAGGTGGACATCCCTTCCGGGTTATTTCATCTTGAGGAATCTCTAAACAAGGATATGATGGAGATTATCGGCGTAAATGCTGAGATGATGGGGCAGCCTAACCAGGACGAGCAAAGGGTGGCCGGATTCCTGGCCAAGCTCAGACAGGGCCAGGGGCTGACCATTTTACAGTCTCTTTTTGACAATTACCGCTTGAGCAAGTCGCTTCTGGGTCACAAACTGCTCCGGGTTATACAGCAGAATTACACCCCGGACAAGGTGGAAAAGATTCTGCATGAGCCGCCATCAGAGGAGTTTTATAACAAAAAATTTGGCAAATACAATGTCAATGTCTCCGAAACCGTACTTACCGACTCCCAGAGGCAGATGTACTACTCCGAACTGGTGATGCTCAAAGAGATGGGGGCACCCATCCCCTGGTCTGAAATTATGCAGGCCATGCCCATTTCTTACAGGGAGAACCTGCAGAAGTCTGTAGAGCAGGCAGAAGCCGCACAGCAGGAACAGGTGCAGAGGCAGCAGGAAATGGAGCAAATCTGGGTCAAGGGCGAAATGGCCAAGGCAGACGAAAGAACTGCTGGAGCAGAGCAGAGGCGTGCTCAGGCAGATCAGAATCTTGCCGGAGCAGAGTTTTCACGGGCAAGGGCCTTGGAGAGGCTGGAAAAATTGCCGCTTGAAAGGCTGGAGAAGCTTTCAAAAATCATGCACGAACTTTCAGAGGCTATGGGCGAAACAGCCGAAACAAAGCAGGTTCAGGAAAATATAAATGAGATAAAGAGGCAGAGGGGCATGCCCGGACAGGGTCAGCAAGGGCAAGGCCGGCAGAAGGCTCCGCACGAAGGAAGCGATGTCTTGCCCCAGCAAGGGCACATGCAACAGATAATCCGTAACCAGATGACCAGGAGGTAGGATGAAGGCCACCACAGGCATGTTGAGGGAATGGCTGTCTCTGGATGCACAAGGGCGGATTGAGGAGGTCATCCTTGCCAAGCAGAATCACAATAATTACTATATGCTTGTATTCAGCGAGTTTGATGCTGTAGAGAATAATGTAGTTAAGACCAAGATAATTACTATGCTGCAAAAGCCTCCTCCTATGGTGGGGACAATATGCATGCACATAGACAACAAGAAGTCTCGAGTGGATACTTTATGGAACCTCCCTGCGGACATCCCGGCTCCTGATCTGGTTGAAGGGGAGCCGGTGGGCGAAGTGGGTAAAAGTTCTGTGCCCATGAAGGACTTTCTTATACACATGAGGGGTTAGGGGCAGCCGCCATGCCCCAAGACTGTCTTTTGAAAGACCACGGGTTTTAAAACGGGCGTAACCTCCCGGGCCGCCGCCGGGGACACAGTTTACAGGCCGAAGCCGGGCCTTTAAGGTAAATCAAGGGATGGATGGGCGAAAAAAACGGGCGAGGAGTAAACACTTATGACACAGGACTACACGATGGAGATCGCACCTGATTACCCTTACGGGGAACAGGGCGAAGAGAAGGGCTCTGCCGCCGAGGGCCAGGGAGAAAAGGAAGGTGAAGGTGCTAATGCCGAACAGCAGCAGCAATCGGAACATCCTCAAGAAGGGGGGCAGCAACAAGGGCAGCCTAATCAGGATCAAAACATCCCTTTGCATGTTTTGCAGGCTATACGCCAGGAGAACCAGCAACTGAAAGCTGAGGTTGACAGGATCAAGCAACAGCACACTCAGCAACCTCAAGGCGGGGATGATGATGACCCTTATAAGGGTTACGATCCAGATGATGTTGTTACCGTTGCGGATATCAAGAAAATTATGTCCAAGCAATCTCCCCAGAAGGGGCAGGGACAGGGACAGCAAGGGCAGCCAGCCTGGACACCGCAGGACATTCCGATTATGGAGAACCAGATCAGGCAGAAGCACACGGATTATGACAATACGATTCAACAATTACCAAACTTAACAAATCAGTACCCTCACCTGCTTGAGGACATAAAACGCTCAAGCAACCCTCCTCTAACTGCCTATGCTTATGTCAAGCATTTGCTTGGAGATCAGCAGCATCAGAGCCAGGGGGGGCAAGGCGGCAATAAACAGATGGCAGGCGACGCTGACAAGGCACTCAAGAATCTTGAGAGGCCGGGATCAGCCGGGAAGGTCTCTGGACAATCCGCCATATCTCAGACCGGATACTTTGCCGGTATGAGTGACGAAGAGCTTGAGCAGCACATGGCCAAGGTCAAGCGGGGGAGTTAATTGGTTTGATACGGAGGAGTTATGCCTCAGCAAGCAAACCTTACAACCACAACTCAAGTGGACCCTGGAGTACAGGTCTATTATGACCGGGTTCTCCTGAAAAGGGCCGTGCCTTTTCTCATTTTTGAGAGATTCGCACAGACCCGCAATATATCCCGTAAAAGCGGGGATACAATCAAGTTCAGGCGTTATGCCTCCCTTTCCCCGGCAACCACTCCCCTGAGTGAGGGAGTGACGCCTCCGGGCAGTCAGGCTTCCAAGACTGACTTGACGGCACGCGTGAAACAGTTCGGAGACTTTTTGCACCTCAGCGATTGGGTAGATCTCACTGTCGAGGACGCAGTGCTTACCGAATTCGCTGAACTCAATGGTGAGCAGATGGGTGAAACCAGGGATACCCTTTGCCGGGATATCATCATGGCCTGCGCCTCCACCATTACCTGTGGCGCACAACTGGATACTACTCACCTGGACGCTGCAATCCAGGCACTGGCTTCCGGCGATGCCAAGATGCTGACTTCTATGCTCCGGGCCGGAACCGGACAGGGGACCGTGCCCATCAGCCCCTGTTATGTAGGGATGGGGCATACTGATCTGTGGAGCAGGCTGAAGGATATCACCGACTGGGTTCCTGTGCGGGAATACTCCAAGCCGAATGAAGCCATGGAAGGGGAATGGGGTTCTTACCAGCACATCAGGTTCCTGCTTTCCAGCAGGGGCGATAAGACTGAAGCCTCCCCGGACAATTACGACATTCCGATACTCGGGAAAAATGCTTACGCCGTGACCGAGATCGAAGGCGGGGCTGCCCGGAATATCGTCAAAGCCTTTGGCTCTGGCGGGACCAGTGATCCCCTGGACCAGAGGGGAACCAGCGGCTGGAAGATGACCTATGCTGCACGCATTCTCAATGACAACTTCATGGTCAAGATCGACAGTGCGCAGCTATAAAAACTATGACGGGGGAGGCTTGCCTTTGTCTCCCCTTTTATAAACGGAGGTATCTCTTATGATGAGAGAAATTGTAACTGGACAAGTTGAAGCGACAGGCAATGACCAAGAGGTTGAGCTGGGCTTTACTCCGGATTATGTCCGTCTGATAAACATGAACCGGGTGGACGCCGCATCAGTGGCCCAACATACCCTGGAGTATTTCGGGGATATGGATGGCTACAACATTGCCCACAAGAAGATTGAGGATACGGATACCGATGGTAACGATGCATGGAGTATCGAGAAGGAAGAAACCAACTACATTACTCCTTTGGCAAGCTATTCCATTGAGGATGATGACAACACTCATGCGAATGACCTGGTTTCTGCGCCCAATATGGTCTATGCTAAGGGTAAGTATGGGTTCAACATCCCGGGTGATTTTACAGCCAACGAGGATGTCCTGTACTATATTGCCATCAGGCATTAATTGCTGTTTGCAACAATATGAAAGCGGCCCTGGACTTTATGCCCATGAAGCCAGGGCCTTTGATCAAGGAGGACTTTATGCCTAAAGTAGCGTGGGGAAAGGATTCCGCCGAATCAGACCTCAAAACAAATCCAGCACACGATGAAGATGTCAAGGACAAAGAACAAAAGAACCCCCTGGACGAGACCGAGAAAGTCAAATTCATGAATTTGGATGATCCGGAAGAAGACATTGCATTTTCTTACGGCCCTCCCGGGGATGTCAGGCATTTTCATTTGTATCCCGGATACGAATATGAGCTGCCTAAGCCTGTCATACAGCATCTGAACAGTATTGAGTACATAAAGTACCAGGTAAAGGAAGATGAGCATGGCAACTTCAAGCATGTGCCCGCTGGAACAGTAAACAGGTTTGCCTGCAATCCAATAAACAGATAATGCCGTGCCTATGGGAGATGTAAATGCCACAGACACTCTCTGGGATCAGGAAACGGGTCCGCAGGCTGACAGGGAGGCTTACTGAGGCCTCCCTGCCTGATGAGCTATTGACCGAACAGATCAATACTTATTATTGCAGCCACCTCCCCCGCAACCTCTCCCCCGAAACCCTCCAGACATGGTTCACCGTGAACACCACTGCGGGCATGTCTGAGTATGCCCTGGACCCCAGAATCAGAGCCGTGTTCCCCCCTGTCCTTCTTGATGATATACAGCTTGAGTACACCCAGGATCAGGGGTTTTTCCTCCAGAAATACCATGACCGTACCAACCAGCCCCAGGGGAGGCCCCGGGCCATTTTGCTTTTCAGCAGAATCTTTCATGTGGCCCCGGTTCCAGATGATGTATACGAGATCAAGGTCCATGCCCTGTATACCCCCGAGAAGCTTGAAGGTGATGATGATGTCCCCATTGACCCCAAGTGGGCCGAGTGTATTGCTATGGGTGCGGCTATGCTCATTTTGTATGAAGACGGGGACTATGAACAGGCTCAGGCAGTAGACCAGATGCTTGGGTACCAGCTCAGGCTTATCCGGGGTGACGACATCCTGTACTGGCATGGACAGAGGAGTACGCCGCAATGGTGAATAAAAAATACAAGGTAAGGATCAAGGTCTCTCCCAGGGTGTTGATTTTCAATGAAGGCAAGGACCCCAAGGTGGACACCCCGGACGAGATCATAGAAGGCGAGGAAACAATTCTGGATTATGATCCTGGAACTGGCGGATACAGGGACGAAAGGGGACGGTTTACAAACAAGGAGAAAGTAAGAGATGCCTATAACCACGGACGCATGCGTTTTTCACGCAAAAAATATGATCGGGGACAGCGTAACCCTGTTTGATGCAGCTAATGCCCATTTAGGGGTGGGAGACAGTGACGCAGCCTTTTCAGCCGGGCAGAGTGACTTGCAGGGCTCGAATAAGGTGAGAGAAGATATGGATGCCGGTTACCCCCAGCGTGACCCCGACAATGACGGCAGTGACAACAAGACCCGCTATCAGTCCACCTATGGCCAAGCTCAGGCCAATTTCGAGTGGAAGGAGTGGGGGCTTTTCAATGCTGAAACGGGTGGGGTGATGCACAACCGGGAGGTAGAATACATTGGGGAAAAGACAGACAAGGCTACATGGGTCTTTCAGGTGGATATCAGCCTCATAGCGAGTGAGTAATGGCAGTCCATGTCAAGAGACTAGAAGAATCCCTGGCCGATTGGGAAGAAGGCACTTTGACTGATGTTGAAGCTGATGGTGATGATCTTGTGCTTGCTTATCCTGATGTTCAAGATGTGGAAAACACCGATGCCGACTGGGATGACTGCTTTGCACGTGAATATACGGAAGCGGATACAGATGATTTGGTGCTAAAAGAGCAGTATGCGTTGGAGTTTGAACATGATGATGCTGAACCTCCTAGTGATGAAGAAGAATATATAATTAATGAAAATATCACTACTGATTACTCCCATTATAGAGTAATAGTGGAGTTTAACCCCTCTCAAATCTCAGGAAGTGAAGATTGGGATAGGCATGGGTTTACATTGTGTAGTTCAGATGTCGATAACATTGATTATTCATTATGGTTGTTACACAGAGAAGGGGAGATTAAGTTTTTTGCCTTTACTGGTGATACAGACGATTTTTATGAAACTAATGGGGCAGGAGTCGAAGCTGGTAAATGGTATAAGGTAGAAGCAGAAGCAAAGCTAGGGGAATTTGTAAAGATTTGGGTTAATGACGAACTACTATTAGACGAAGAGCATAGTACGGACGTTAATGATTGGACAGGATTTGTAGTAGGATTATTACGTCCAAGTAGAGGTATAGTTTTTAATGGATTAATAAGCAAAGTGGAATTGTATGATGAAAGTAATCAAGAAGCAGTATTGAAATGGCTCATTCAAGAAGGCTCAGGCGACACAGTATATGACGAATCAGGAAACAACAATGACGGCACAATCGAAGGTGCAACGTGGACAAGCGGATATACCTACCCTCCCACTTCAGGCGAAGGCACACGCACCAGCCCGCCTTTATCCCTTGACGATATAAAAGACGTTGCCTCTTCTGAAATAACATGGACATCTGATGAGCCTGTAGACACCAGCATAAAGATAGAGACAGGGCTTTCTGATGACGAAGGATGGGCGTTGAAGTTTGATGGGGTTGATGATTATGTGGATACCAATTATACCCCTAATATAGATGGTATTTTTACGATTGAAATGTGGGCTAAAGCATACTCTTCTGAAAATATGACTCTTTTCCATCATCATTCAGGCGGCGATGTAAGAATTTATGCCAGTGATTATTATGGTTGGAGAATAGGAAATAGCGCTATAGGAAACCCTGGCTTTGAAACAGAATGGGCTCATTATGCAATGACAGGCAACGGGACAAGCAGTGCAACTGGAAAAATATATAAAAATGGAGTGGAAGTAGCAAGCGGAACTTATAACTGGGATACAGAAGCAGGTTTAACAACTTTAAAATTAGCTAGTGAAGTAACTGCTGGTTGTAGCTATTTCCATGGGTTAATTAGTGAGGTTAGATTTTGGAACACAGCCCGCACGCAACAGCAAATTCAGGACAACATGCACAAACGCCTTGAAGGCAACGAAACAGGTCTTGTCGGTTACTGGCCCATGAACGAAGGTTCAGGCACTACCGTATATGATGAAAGTACGAACAACAACGATGGCACAATTTATAATGCAGATTGGATACCTTCTGACCACCTAG